AGCCAATCTTTCATCGACCCCCACATTTCAGCCCTTTTGTTGCCGTACATGATGGGATTCTTAGACTTGTTACCAAAGTTAATGCCCTTGACCTTGTAGCGCTGTTCTTTGAGCCTGTCTACAATGCCTGCGCCTAAGCCCCCTTCGTCAATCACGACCAAGGTTGGCTTAAATTCCTCTATCACCTCAATAATATGCCCCACCACCGTCATGGTGTCGTCGCCCCTGTGCCTGTCAAGCCTGACAATGTCCCGCCCTTGGCGCACTGCAATGACTGTTGCATCTGCGCCAAAGCGTGCTGGGTCGACACCAATCACAATCGGCGCTGACTCGTCTTGGTACTTAGGCCGTTTCATTGCGTCGTCCACAATGTTGGCCGGTATGAACTGATCGTCGCCCTCAGATGGGAACTGACCGTACACCTCGACGTGCGCCTGCGCGCTGTCTGGGCCGTATTCGTCAATGATGCTTTGATACACCTGTTTGTCCGTACCCTCGACAGTCCTAGCGTCAACTACCTTGGTATTCCAAAAGCCTCGCTTGCTGTTAAACGTCTCGTAAAAGTACCCCGTGTTGCGTCGTGGGTTGCTGAACGCCATCCAAAACCTGTTGGGCGTGTTCTCAGTAAAGAAACCAGCCGTCACAGCCCAAATTGAGTCATCTATACCAGACGCCTCGTCAAACACGACCAGCACACCATCAAAGTTGTGCACACCCGCGTATGCGTCGGGATTCTCCGCTGACCACAGCCGTCCCTCGACGCCCCAGTAACGTGTGCCCTTCCTGAGATCACGCTCGACTAATTCCGTGAGCCACTTAGCCGGCATCAGCCTGGTGGCTGACACCTCAAACCAGTGCGAGTTGAGACTCATCGCTAGCCACTTGGTTATCTCGGCCCAGGTGACTGATCTGAGCTGTGATTCTGAGTTGGCCGATATGATGGTCGTCGAACCTATCCTTGTGGACAGCATCCAGATTGTGATCCAGCTGACCAACGCCGACTTACCAATACCACGGCCTGAAGAAACTGCGCTTCTCAGCGTGTCAAAGTCTATTTTGCCCTGGTTCTGTTTGATGTGATCAGCAATTTGCTGAAGGACTTCGCGCTGCCACTTGCGTGGGCCTTTGAAATGCTCCAGTGGCGTGCCAAGTTGGCCCCAAGGAAACGTAAACATTACAAACGCCAGTGGGTTGTCCTTGATTGCTGGCGCCCATAGGCGTGCCATCAGCTCCTGTTCGTCTTCAGCGCTGTATATGGTCGATTGCATCTTGCTCCTTGGCCTGTACATCAATCACATCTAGCCTCTTAGCCGCCTCGGCCAGCGCGCCAGTGATGGATATGCGCTGATCTACCTCGACAGATATGGCCTGCTTGGCCACCCAGCCGTGCTGGTGCTTTAAGACTTCTAGCGCCATCTTAGCGTCGCCCTCTAACGCGGCGCTCCTGACAACCTTGGCCATCTCAATCTCACCGTCGGCTTTGCCTTTTTGCGCAGCTATCTCCACAACGGGGTCAAGTTGCGTGAGTTGTCGGTATTCGGTGGGCAGCATGCCGGCGGCCAAAGCAAGCGAATCACCTTTAAGGCCCAGCTTGGCGGCGTCATATACCGCCTTTAAGCGTGACTCTGTCGCCTGCACATTGCGCGGCGTGAATGGAATTGAATAGAACATAGGCTCTCCATGCTTGTTGCACGTAACTGGATTCTACACAATAAAAAAAATTTAAAAACAGTTGGCCTTTTAGCTGGTAGCAATAAAAAAATTGTTCGTGACCCGTACGTTTTCGTCGGCCCTATGCCGTCGGCCCTACCCTACCCCTTCTGCCAGTAGGGTCTTTTGCCATTGGCCACATGGCCGGCGGCCATTGGGTCATTTGGGTCATTTGGGTCATCGATTTAAATCGCAAGCTGGAGCCAGCATGGCCGCCGGTCTTTGGGTCATTTGGGTCATGTGTTTTTATATGCATGCCGTCATTTGGGTCATTTGGGTCATGTGTTTTTATGTGACCCAAATGACCTAAAAGCGCAGATCTGGCGCGCAGGGTGATAACCGGCTTTGGGTCATTTGGGTCATTTGGTCATCGATTTAAAATTGACGCCGGGAGAGTTGTCAACGTGGCGTTACAGTCCTACTAGGTAATAACCCTTATATCAAAATCTTTTATTTTCTTAATCAGAATCAATGACCCAAATGACCCAAAACCCTAGAATTGTGAGCGCGCATGCTGGCTGGCGCTTAGGTCATTCGTTTAATTTCCGTAACCAATTGATGACCCAAATGACCTAACTATGCAAATTGTGCATAACTGCAAAATAAATGCTTGACAGTGTAAGAGAATCGCTTACAATGCATTACCGCGCGACAAATCGCCGGTAATTTCTAAACTACAGTAAAGGCAAAACATCATGAAAAAAGCATTATTAAATTTATTAGACGTGCTGGCAATTCTGCTAGTCGCTGGCGCGCTGCTTATCGGCGCCCTGGCGTATTTTGATGTACTGGTGAAATAACATGCAAGTACATTTAACACTCAAAAGCGCGAACGTCAAAACCGGCCCAATACCGGTATCAACTACTGAGCGCGACAGCTGCCCGGCCGATTGCAAAATGAAGGCCGAATGCTACGCCGCCAGCGGCCCATTGGCGCTTCATTGGGCGGCCGTGAGCGATAAAAAGCGCGGCGGTAATTGGCCAGAATTCACCCAGGCAATCGAAGCGCTACCGGCTGGCCAATTGTGGCGCCACAATCAAGCCGGCGATTTACCGCAGCAAAACGGCACAATCGACGCCGTGAAGCTGGGCGAACTAGTGGCCGCGAATACCGGTAAACGCGGGTTTACTTATTCGCATCATCGCGACGCCGCGTCAATTAATTGGATCCGGCATGCTAATAATTGGGGCTTTACTGTAAACCTAAGCGCCAATGATTTAAATGACGCCGATTATTTGGCCGATCAAAACGCCGGCCCCGTCGTCGTCGTGCTACCGTCAACGCAAAATGAAAACCTAAAAACGCCAGCCGGCCGGCCGGTCATTGTGTGCCCGGCGACCCAGCGCGACGACGTAAGCTGCGCGACATGCCAATTGTGCCAGCGCCAGCGCGCGGCCATTGTAGGTTTTCCCGCGCATGGCTCACGTCATCGCGTCATTAACTTAAGACTAGCAGCATAAGGGGCACAAAATGATTACCCGCGAAAAGAAAATTCAAGAGCTAACTGATAATGAGCTGCGCTGGCTTATTGATAACCCTCACGAGCTAGATCACGTCACAAGCTTTTTTGTAAACGGCGGTTTTACGGTTTACACCGATAAAGCTATCAATGACCTTTATGAAAGAATCACAAAATGATTAAAAGCATGCGGGCCAAATACCCCGGCCATTGCAGCCGGTCCGGCGCCCGGATAAACCCCGGCGATGATATTAAATTCGACACGGTAACGCGCCGCGCCTGGCTTGACGAACCCGGCGATTCACGGGTTATCTTTTACGGCGACGACGGGCCAAAAACCTTCTATCGAAACCCGCGCGGCCGGTGTATTGACGCGCCATGCTGCGGGTGCTGCACGATCTAGCGCGCGACCTTATGTGGCCCTGGTGGCCGCATAGGGGCGCGCGCTGGTGCGCGCTATAACCTGGAGTAAAGTATGAGCGAAGACCTAATGAACGCGCTGCAAGCGCTTATTTTCTATTCGGATCTAATCGCGCCGGATCTACCGGACAACGCGCGCGCCGATAATTTTCAGATCGCATTAGACCGGGCGCGCGAAGCGCTGGATAAGGTGGCCACATGTTAAAAATGAAACTAGGTCGGACAATCTACATTGTCAACGACGATCACGCCGGCGCGGTAATGAATGAGCACGCCAAATGCACCGGTAAGCATAAGCTTGTCAAAAGTAAAGGCCCTGAGCGGCGCTATTTTCCGAACTACTGGGACGGTATGAGTACGGCCGATTATGTGACGCGTTATTACGCGTTAAACAGTGGCCGGGGTCACCAGGGTAAGGGCGCGCCCTACGGCGGAGAAAACACGTTAGCCGGCTTCTATGAAAACCTAAGCGAAGCGCCGACCACCTATTACACCGGAGAGGATCTATATGAAAACGAAGGATAATCTACACCCGCTTATGCGCGAGATCATCGCGCCATGGGCGCCGCTCACGTATGCGGATCATTATTACGTCGACCTGGGCTATAGATTCGAGCGCGGCCAGGTATCGGAGCACGAATACAAGATGGCCATCGCAGAGGGGCCCGAGGCCCAGCGCCTAATGCAAAGCGGCGCCATGGAAGCGATGCGGAGCGCCTATTGATGACGATACTATTTGCGCTTATACTGGCAGCGTTGATTGCCATCCTTCTTGATCTATAGAAGTTAAGGCCCCTAGCGATAGGGGCCTTTTTTTTATGTCGACGCCGTAGGCGGTGGCATTGTCTCACTTCACCAAGCGCACGGCCAGGGGCGCCGGTATGTCCTCGACCATGCGGCGCAGCTCTGACTTTGGCCGGCTGGCCATCTCGGGCGCACAGAACATGTGTTTTTTGCTTTGGAAATCACCGGACGCCACGCGCCCGAGATCGACCCACCCAGCCTCTTTAAGCGCATGCAGTAGGGCCGGCTGGGGAACCTTCACGCCAGCGGGCGCAGCGCCAGCCACACGGTCGCAAAGCGCGTGGAAGGGGGACGCCACCACGCCCTTAGAAAATTCGCCCAGGCGGTTGCGCATAAGCTCGACAAGATACGACTCGGCCATGCTCATCCCGTGCTCGACAAGGTTCAATTTAAACTCGGTCATCATAGGGGCGGCGCCAGGGTTAAAGGCCGAAACGTCCCGCGCTTGCAGCCAAGCGCCCACGGCCGCGAACCCGCCGGCTTTGTACCAGGCCCACATGCGGGCGGCCGCGTCAGCGGTCATACGGGGTGCATGCGACCAAATGCACATCCACCGGCGGTCTTGCGAATCTAGCGAGATGGGCACGGGGTCATTAGAAAACGCCAGCACGAACACGCGGTTTGCCATCTGGTAGGGGTGCAGGCCCTTGCGGTTAACGGTCAGCATCTCAGGGGGCGCGGCGATGATGGGTTTTAATTTATTGGCCAGCGCGCGGCGTTCTTTGGCGTCGGGTTCTTTCA